ACATTAAGAGCAAATGCAAGATTAAAAGGTGCTATTGATTCAGACACATCTACAACTGAACACTTTACAGCTAATACTAGAGACTTGACTTTAAGGTCAGATACCAACCTAGATTATTTAAGTAGAGTTAGAAGAGATATTCCAGATAATACACAAACTTATAACGTTAGACAAGGTCACGCATACGCAGGACCAAGATACGCATTTTTAAATAAAAATATTCAACAAATATTCAAAGGTCCAGGATTTACGGTAGAGGCCTTTAATGATATTAAAATTATTGGTACTAGAACAGGATTAGATGGCCAACCAGCAACTTTTATTGCGACTTCACATCCTGATGGTCAAAATTTAAAAACATATTTTACTATACCTAGTGAATTTGCTTCTAATAAGAACGACTTTTCTAACACAGTAACCAATTTCAGTTCAACAACAGCAACGTTTGATGATACAACACCATAAAATCATTATAAATAGTAGAGAGAATTAATATGGCAAAATTTACAATTAATACAGGTTCAAGTCCGAATGACGGTACAGGTGATAACCTACGTACTGGTGCAGTTTATATAAACAACAACTTTGATGAGATATATTCAAATTTGGGTAACGGAACCATTTTAACCCCATACATTGACTTTGCTGACGATACGTCATCAACGTTGAGAACGAATATTGGTAACCCTATTACTATTGAGGGTGGTTTAGGTATTGATACTACTATTACAGGTGGTAAATTTCAAATTAAAGTTAATGCTTCAGTATTAACAGCAACAGCTTCTGCTACATTAACTAACAAATCAATTTCATTAACTAATAATACTATTACAGGTAATTTAACAGAATTCAACACAGCAATATCTGGAACAGACTTTGCTTCAACTGACCAAGTACAGACAATAACTAATAAGTCTATGAGTGGTGCAGACAACACATTTACAAATATTCCTAATTCTGGTTTATCAAATAGTGGTATTACAATTAGAGACAATACATCTACAACAGATTTCGTACCACTCGGTGAAACTTTATCTATTTTAGGTACAGGTTCAGTATCAAGTTCGGTTACAGGTAATACGGTAACTCTAAACGTATCAAACTTATCTAACTCTGACTTATCAGGTAGTGCAGGTATCACAAATGCTAATTTAGCAAATTCAAGTATAACAATTGGTAATAGTTCAGTATCTTTAGGCCAAACATTATCGTCAGCAGGAAATTTAAATTTAACTGGTTCATCTTCATTATCAGGAACGGGTACAATTGATACAACTGGTTCAGGTTCTAAAGTTAGAGGTAACTTTTCTAATCAGGCCTCATTCCCTACAGCAACAGACTACTCTGGTTTATTTGCTTTAGATGAAACACAATTAAAACCTTTTGTTGCTACACAATCAGGTTACATTAATATGTTAACGGAGAATGATTCAGTATCAAGACACGCTGACGTAACGATTACAGGTATTTCTAACGGCCACGTTTTAAAATGGGTATCAGCAAATGGTCGTTTTGAACCATCAGCTGAATCAGGTGGCGGTGCAAGTGCATTAAACGATTTAACAGATGTAGTAAATAGTTCGCCAACAGCAGGTATGTCATTAGTTTATAATGGCACAAATTGGGTACAAGCGACAACACCAGTTTCACAATTGTTGGTAACAGCAAATGGTTCAAGTGCATACTTATTTACAGGTGCAGGTTTTCCTTCTACTTCAGGTGATAATCCAGCATTACACTTGAAAAAAGGTCAAACTTACTATTTTATTAATAACTCTGGTGGTTCACACCCATTCAGAATACAATCAACAACAGGAACCGGTGGTACTGCTTATAATACAGGAGTTACCAATAATGCAGGTGCTTCAGGAGCAATCATATTTCACGTATCTATGGATACTCCAGCAACTCTTTATTATCAATGTACAGCCCACGGCGGTATGAACGGAACAATTAACATAACATAGTGAGAAGTCTTATAAATATTGATTAAGGAAGAAACAAATGCCAGCAATTATAACAAATAAATTTAGAATTCACAACTCCGAACAGTTTTCAGAGTCTTTCTCTGAAGCTTCAGGAAACACGTATTATCTAGGTATTGGTAGACCAACACCATTTAACACTGCTACAAGAGCGGATGGTAGAACAGATAATCAAGGTACAGACGTAATACCTTTAACACCGTCTGATAACAATAATATTGAGTCTCTTACTTATGATGACTTATTAGCAGTTAAAAAAATAACAAATACAGATGTTGCTTTCGTGGCACCTAGAAGAAACTGGACAACTGGCACAACTTACGATATTTACAGACACGACTATGGTGAAAGAATTACTGGTACAACAAACCAACAATCATCTAATAGTGGAGTTTTCAATTTATATGACGCAAGTTTTTATGTGTTAAACTCGGCAAGAAATGTTTACAAATGTTTAGATAACAATAATAATGCGATTTCAACAGTAGAACCTACAGGTACAAATACATCAATTATTCTATCAACTGCTGATGGTTACAGATGGAAATATATGTACACACTTTCTGCTTCTGAACAATCAAATTTCTTATCAACAGACTTTATGGCAGTTTCAACAAATTCTTCAGTATCAGGTAATGCTATTGATGGTTCAATTGACATTATTAAAATTAAAACACCAGGTTCTGGTGGTGCAGACGGCACACATACAGGTATCGCAATTAAAGGTGATGGTACTGGTGGTGTTGTTTCGGTAACTGTGACTTCAGGTGCTGTGACAGCTGTGACTGTGACAAGTGCAGGTTCAGGATATACTTTTGCTACAATTTCAAATGCACAAATCATAGCTGCAGGTGCAACTAATCTTGTTGGTGCAGAATTAGATGTAATCATTCCACCAAAAGGCGGACACGGATTTAATGCAGTACACGAATTAGGTGCTTTCTTTGTTATGACAAACGTAAGTTTAGAAGGAACAGAATCAGCAAATACTGGTGATGTTACCGTTGCTAATGACTTTAGACGTGTATGTTTAATTAGAGACCCAAAATCAGGTGGTTCAGCTGCAACAGAAACAACATTAAGAGCAACTAAAGCTATTCAGTTAACAGGTACTTCAGGTACTTTTGCAGTAGATGAAAAAATTTCACAAGCTTCAACTGGTGCAGTTGGTAAAGTAGTAGAATGGGATTCAACTAACTCTATATTATACTATGTACAAACAAAATATAATGATGAAGGTGTTGACGCAAATGGAAATCAAACAGCATTTAGTGGTGCCAATGTAATCACAGGAACAAGTTCAGCGACAGGTACTCCAGTTTCTACAAGTGGTACAGTTAACAACGTTGTTATTGCTGGTGGATATTCAGTACCAGAAATTGACCACGATAGTGGTGATATCTTATACGTGGAAAACAGAGCGCCAATAACAAGAGCTGCTGACCAGACAGAAAATATTAAATTGATAATTGAGTTTTAAGGGGAATAAAAGACTATGCCAAGTCCAACTGATTTTAACCTTTCGCCCTATTATGATGATTTTGCTGAAAATAAGAAGTTTCATAGAATACTTTTTAGACCAGCATTTGCCGTTCAAGCGAGAGAGTTAACACAATCACAATCTATTTTGCAAAATCAAATAGAAAGGGTTTCTGACCATCTATTTGAAAAAGGTGCAATGGTTATTCCTGGTGAAATAGGTTACGACCTAAATTACTATTCAGTTAAATTAACTTCATTTACAGATTCACAAGCAGTTGGTGTCACATTAGCTGACTTTATCGGTTTGACACTAACAGGACAAACTTCAGGTGTTAAAGCAAAAGTTATTAATCAAACAGCAACAGATGGTACTGACCCTAATACACTATATGTTAAATACATAGATTCAGGAACAAACAGTACAGAAACATCATTTACTGCTGGAGAAACTATTTCAGTTTCAACAACTTTACAAGGACAAGTTACCACGGTTTCTGCCGTAGCTACTTCTTGTCATACAGGTGCGGCCTCCTACATAGGTGCAGGTGTATATTACATAAATGGATTTCACGTAGAGGTAACTGAACAAACAATTATACTAGATAAGTATTCTAACACACCATCATACAGAGTTGGTTTACAAGTTGTTGAATCATTTGTCACTCCTAATGAAGAGCCATCTTTAACAGATAATGCACAAGGCGTATCTAATACAAATGCTCCAGGTGCTCACAGATTTAAAATTCAATTAACACTTAAAAAATTAAGTTTAGCTTCTGCTGAAGATAATAACTTTGTAGAATTGTTAAGATTAAAAGCTGGTATTATTCAAAACCAAGTTAGAACAACAGAATATGCAGTATTAGAAGATACATTAGCAAGAAGAACATTTGATGAATCAGGTGATTATTCAATAAGAGATTTTGAATTAGATATTAGAGAACATTTAAAATCTGGTAATAACAGAGGTATTTACACTTCAGCTAATGGTGGTTTAGAAACTAAACTTGCATTAGGTCTAGCACCAGGTAAAGCATATGTTAAAGGTTATGAAATTGAAACTCTTGCAACAACTTATGTTGAATTAGACAAAGCGAGAGATTTTGATACAGAAAATAATTTTAGTACAAAATTTGATGTTGGTAACTTTGTTTATGTAAATAATGTTTATGGTTCTCCAGATGTTGGTTTTGTATCAGGTTCTACTGAATCATTTAAAGGTCTTAATTTATATGATACAGCTACGGCAACAAGAGGTACTGAAAATAATGGAACAGGAACAGCAACTAATCAAATTGGTCGTGCTAAGTCAAGAGGATTTGAATATGCAACAGGAACACCATCAAGTTTTACTTTTTCTTCAAGTGCATTAACAAATACAGTATTTAAAAATTATCTTTTTGATATTGAAATGTTTACACACTTAAACATTACAACAGCACAAGCATTTACAACTGGTGAAAAAATTACAGGAAGTTCATCAAACTCTACTGCTTTTGTTCAAAGTATTTCATCAACAGAATCAGTTTCAATTGCTAGTATAACAACAGGCTCAGCTGGTGTTGTAATAACTTCATCAAATCATAATTTTATTGATGGTCAACAAGTAAGAATTTCAGGTGTGACTGGTTGGGCAATTGATTCAACTGCTACAGATTCAAGTATTAGAACATATACAGTAAGAGGTTTAGGTCCAGCAGGTGCAGGTCCTTATGACAGATTTGAATTATATGACGCAGATGGCATAACACCAATTAATGTTACCACAGGTGGAACAGGTGGTACCGTAGAACACGGAACAGTTATTGTTGCAAATGTTCAAGGTGCTTTTAGTGCTGGTGAAACAATCACAGGTTCTTCTTCAGGATTCACAGCAACTATTCAAAATGATGTTGTTGGATTTAAAGGCGCAAGACACTTTGAATTTTCAGCAGTAAAACAAATTGGACAGCCTGGTACTCCTAACTATACAGCAGACACAGATTTATCAAATACTTATGGTGAACAAGTTACCATTACAGGTAACGTAAGTGCTACAAAAAATACTTATGTAGTAAGAGGTTCAGGAACAAGATTTACAACAGAATTAAAAATTGGTGACTCAGTTCAAATTAATGATACAGTAGGTAATGTTATAACTACTATCGTAGAAGCAATTGAATCGGACACTTTATTTAAAACAGTTGATTTAATACCTAATGTTAATGATGTCGTATCTGCTATCGCAATTAGAAAAAGAGCAAAATTACAAGATACTAATAAAAATATTGCAATATTCCAAATGGGATATGACGCAATCAAAACATTAAAAACAACTTCAAACTCCGGACTATCTGATACAAACTTTAAAGTAAGAAGACAATTCTCTATTAGTTTATCTTCAGGTACAGGACAAATTTCAGCAGGTAATAATGAAACTTTTGCAAGTTTATTTGAAGGTGATTACATTGTTTCTATTATTAATGCAAACTCAGCTTCTGTTGGTGCAACAGGTAATATTTTAAGTTTAACAGGTAACAATGGTAACGGCAACCCAATCTTTACTTTATCAGGTTCGCCAACAGGTAAAACTTTAGACTTTGATTTTGGTACTGCTTATGCAGACGCAGATTTAAAAATTGTTGCAACAGTAAATCGTTCTATTGCAAATTCAAAAACAAAAACTTTACAAAATAATACTACATATCAAGCAAACAATCAATCAGAAATTCAAAGTGGTATTATATCATTAAACAAAGCTGATATTCTAAATTTAGATTCTATTAAGATGTCTGCTGACTTTAGTACAGACGCAGTATCAGGAGATACAGATGTCACAGATAGATTTGAGTTAGACAATGGTCAAAGAGACAACTTCTATGACATTGGTAGAATAAAACTAAAAACCGGTGCATTGGCACCAACTGGAAGACTATTAATTCAGTTTGATTACTTCTCTCACGGTGCAGGTGATTATTTTGATGTTGACTCTTATGCAGGTGTTGTTGAATATACATCAATACCATCTTATCTTTCAGATACAACAGGTAAAGAATATAGATTGAGTGATTCACTTGACTTTAGACCTAGAGTGGATGACGCAAGTACAATTAATTCAGGCAATCAAGATAGAAGTTTTGATGGCACAGGCGCTTCAACAATAGATGTCGTAAAATTTGGTGAAGATATAACAGTTGATTTTGAATATTACTTATCAAGAATTGATAAAGTATTTTTAGACAAAGACGGTAAATTTAAGATAGTTAAGGGAGCTTCTTCTCTTGACCCACAAGTTCCAAAAGGTTTAGATAGTGGTATGCATTTATACACATTATCATTAGCACCTTATTCTCGTTCAGTTGAAGAAGTTGAAATAGAAAGACAAGATAATAGACGTTATACAATGAGAGATATTGGTAAGTTAGAAAATAGAATTGAAAATATTGAATACTATACTCAATTATCTTTACTTGAACAAAATGCTCAATCATTACAAATTCAAGACGCAGATGGATTTGATAGATTTAAAAACGGATTTGTGGTAGATAACTTTACAGGTCACGGTATTGGTGACGTGGGTAATTTAGATTACAAATGTTCTATGGATATGTCAAACGGTCAAGTAAGACCAACATTTAAAGAAGACGCAATACAACTAGTAGAAACAGATGATAAAGGTTTTGCTGATGGTGCTTTGATTACTGAACAAGATAGAGTATCTTCAAATTATCAAAAGACAGGTGATATTATTACATTACCTTATTCTGAAACAACACTTGTTGACCAACCTTTTGCAAGTAAATTTATTAACGTAAACCCATTCAACGTATTTACTTGGATTGGTACAATTGATTTAGACCCACCAGGAGATGAGTGGAAAGAAACAGAAAGAGCTCCAGATTTATTAGTTAACCAAAATGGTGCCTTTGATACTATGGTTGCAAACCTAGGAAATCCTAATTTAGCACAAGTAGAAATGGGTACAGTTTGGAATGAATGGCAAGATATGTGGGCTGGACAACCAATTGATGGTACACGAAGAAATGTTGGTGGTCAGATAAGAGAACAAACATTTGCTAGAGGTGTTCCAAGAAGAGTATTACAAAGACAAGAAATTACAACTGTTCAACAAGTCAATCAAACTAGAACAGGTGTTAGAAGTGTTTTAGTTCCTCAAGTTGTTAGAAATTCATTAGGTGACAAAGTTATTAATGTTGCATTTATTCCTTTCATTAGAAGTAGAACATTAAATTTCACAGGTGCTAGATTTAAACCTAATACAAGATTATATGGTTTCTTTGATGACCAAGATATTAACCAATATATCACACCAACAGGTGGTTCATTAGGAGGCAATATTATTTCAAATGCTCAAGGTGAAGTATCTGGTACGTTTGCAATTCCTGACCCAGCGATTGATTCTAATCCAAGATGGAGAACAGGTACAAGAGTATTCAGATTAACAGCTTCAAGTACAGATGATAGAAATTCACAAATTGCTACTGCTGGTGAAGCAGACTACACAGCAAGAGGTACTTTAGATACAGTACAAGAAACTATTGTATCAACAAGAGAGCCAAGACTTGTAAGAACAAATGTTACCGAAACTAGAAACATTGCAAGAACATCAACACGAACAACTACAACACAGGTTGGTTGGTGGGATCCTCTTGCTCAAACATTCCTAGTTGATGACCCAGGAGGAGTTTTCATAACTTCACTTGATTGTTTCTTTCAATCTAAAGACGCAAATATTCCGATTACTCTACAAATTAGAGAAGTCACAAACGGTTATCCTTCAACTACAATTTTACCTTTTGGTGAAGTGACATTAAATCCTAGTGCAGTAAACACAAGTGCTGATAGTTCAGTTGCTACAACGTTTACATTCCCTAGTCCAATTTATATTCAAGAAAATGTTGAATACTCTTTTGTACTATTGGCTAACTCACAAGATTATAATGCTTGGGTTGCTAGAATTGGTGAAAATCAAATTAATTCTAATAGAACAATATCACAACAACCTTATGCCGGTGTTATGTTCAAATCACAAAACGGTTCTACTTGGACTGCTGAACAAAATGAAGACATTAAGTTTAAAATTAAACGTGCAGAGTTTGACATTGCAAACACAGGTAAGTTAACATTAGGTAATGATACTTTACCAACAAGAAAATTAAAAACTAATTCTTTAAGAACAACATCTGGTTATAAAAAGATTAGAGTTTCACATCCAAACCACGGTATGCACGGAACAACTAATAGTGTTATCATTGCAGGTGTGCCTTCAGGTACTTACAATGGATTAGCAAGTGCAGATATTAACGGAACATATACTTCAATTTCAAATATAACTCTTGACAGTTATGAAATAGAATCGAAAAGTTCTACAAATGCAACAGCAACAGGTGATATTGGTGGTGCAGATATAACGGCTTCACAAAACAGAGCATTTGATTTATTAAATTTAAGTATTCAAACTATGACTTTACCTGATACAGGTATTTCATATACTTTAAGACCTACAACTGGTAAATCGGTTCACGGTTCAGAAACAGAATTTTTAAGAACAACATCAGCAAATGAAGTTTCAGTAATTGCTGGAGATAATATATACTTTACATCACCTCAATATGTATTATCACAAACAAATGAATTATCAAAAATTAATGGTAACAAATCATTAATTACACAATTAAGTTTAATTTCAAGCAATACTAAACTATCGCCTGTTGTTGACTTAGCAAGAATTAGTGCAGTTACCGTACAAAATAGATTGAATAGTCCAACAACAAGTAATCATCCTGATTATGTTGCAGATACAGAACCATCAGGTTCATCTACAGCGGCTATTTACTGTACAAGACCAATTAAACTTGATAACTTAACTACTGCTCTTGATGTTAGATTAACGTCAAACATTAGAGGTTCATCAATAGTAGAAGTTTATTACAGAATATCAGGTGGTGAAGAACAAAGAAAATTAGATGACTTAAACTGGATTCCTTTCAACGGAACCGGCAGAGAAGACACAACTGTTGTTCCATCAGAAAATTCAGGAGATTTCAAAGAATACAAATATAGTGAAAGTTCTATATCAGAGTTTAATACTTTCCAAATTAAAATAGTAATGAAAGGAACCAATTCATCATATCCTCCAAGAATTAGTGATATGAGAGCAATTGCGTTGGCTGTATAATGAGTTATAAATTAAAAGTTGAAGGGCAATCAAATTTAGTAAGAGATTCATATAATAAAGCAATTATCAATACTAACGCTTCAGAATATCAACTTTATATGGCAAGAATTAGTCAAAGAAAAAGTCAAAGTGACCAAATTAAAGGCGCTTGTAGAGAAATAAATAATCTAAAGAAAGAATTATTAGAAATAAAAAATTTGATTAAAGAGGTAATTAAAAGCTAATGGCAATAAGACAAATAAATCCAACAGATAGTTTAGAAACTTTAAGAAGTCAATTTAATACATTGGCTGCTCAAGACTTTGGTGATATTGACGCTTTAGATTCTTCAATTTCATCAACAAGTATTGTTGGCGCTATGAACGAATTGATTACTTTCGTATCGGCTGCTGAAGGTTTTTTTGTAGTTGACTCAACATCTACAAGACAGTTAGTAGGTTCTGGTCAAGAATTAACTTTTTTAGGAACAACAAATGAAGCAACTGTACAAGTTCAAGCTACTGATACAGTAGTTGTAGGATTGCCGTCAGACGTAACCATTTCAAGTTCGTTATCAGTAGGTTCTTCAGGTATTGCAACAACAAGTGGTGGTAATATAACTGCTGATGGTGAATTAAGAACAAATACTATCAATGATAAATCTGGTGGTGCAATCACTATTAACGCTGCTATTAACGTTACCGGTGACGCAACTTTAGGTTCAATCAATGTATCAGGAAACGTAATTCAATCAAACAATTCCAATACAGTCACAATTAGTGATAATCTATCAATTGGTGGTACTAATAAAATTACTGTAAACGGAACAGAATTAGGTGGTACTGCTAGTGATATTAATACTCTATCAGGAGAAACATCTTTTGGTTCATCTATTAGAATGTTGCCTAATAAATTATTTATTTTTGAAGGTGCTACATCCGATAATTTTGAAACAGCATTGACGGTAACAAATCCTACACAAGATAATGTGATTAGTTTTCCAGACGCAACAGGTGATGTTATGATTACAGGTGCAGTTGGTCAAGTAAATACAACAAACATAGCTGACGGAGCAGTGACGGCTGCTAAACTAAATAGTGCTGTAAGTTTAGTATTATACAATAGTTCAGGCGTTGCCTTAAAAACATTGTATGGTGCAGGTGCATAATGGAGATATATAATGGCAGTAGTAAGACCAGTTTACTTAAATAATGGAAACGTCCAGCAAATGGACGATACAATGTTTGGTTTACTAAAAGATAAATTCAGATACCAATTTGAGCAAACAAGTCCAATCACACTATCGGTAGTAAGTTCAGGTGGGAATCTTTCAGGATTACCTATTACAGATACACGTATGCAGGCCGGCGCTATGGTAACAAGAGCAGGTGATGGTACTTCAGGTGATGATGGCGCTGCTGAATTTCCACCAGAATCTTCAACAGGTGAACCAACACAAGTAAATGTAAACTATTCAAAAATTACTCAAACAATATCTTCAGCACCAACTCTACAATCAGATGATGGTAAAAGATATTTCTGTTATATTGATGATGATAACAATATCAAAGCAATGAATCACGGAGATATGTTAGATACGTTAGTCAGACCGGTTATTGATGAATTGGTTGCAGGTACAAATACAAGTGACCAGGCAGGAACATATTTTATAGATACTTCATCATCATTAGGTACAAATCAACAATTAGTTTCATCAACTGCTGTTTTTTTAGATACAAGAGCAAACTTAGCTGCTTATACAGCAGGTGGTATTGGTGAAACACAAGACCAACCTACAACAATTAATAGTTATTATCTAAAGAAAAATATTATGATTGCTCCATCACTTTCAGTATTGCCATTAATATTAAGAAGTGATAATGATATACAAGAATTCTCAATTTCTACAATTGATACTATTGCAAGTGAATTAATGAGACACGAAGTAATTAATAGTGCTGGTGGTTTTAAAATTAGATATAATATCAATGGTACAGGAACAAACAGAGGTTCTGGAATGGTTGACACTAGATTAACAGGCGGTACAGGTAATTATCAAACTCGTAAAGTTGGTGCTAACGATTACAGAGCTCAAGAGTTTCCAGACGGAACACCAACAACAATTAACTCTTACTTTTTGAAGATACAAAAAACATCTTAATTATGAATTATGAATATATTATTAACAGGCGGTGATGGCTTCATAGGTAAAAACCTACAGAATCATTTAAGCAAAAATCACACAGTAATAAACATAGATAAAATTTCAGGTTACGATTTATTAACTTGTGATTTACACTATAACGCAGACGTTGTTATTCATTTAGCAGGTCTATCTGGCGTTAGAGATAGTATGCAATATCCTGAAGAATATTGGAAACAAAATGTAATTGCTGGTCAAAGACTATTTGATTTCTTTAAAGATACTAAAATACTATATGCAAGTTCATCAACAGCATATGAACCTTGGAGAAATCCTTATGCAATGAGTAAATATAGTCTTGAACAAATTGCACCAGAGAATAGTGTAGGTATGAGATTTACAACTGTCTATGGTCCTAATGCAAAACCAAATATGTTGATACCTAAAATATTACAAAATGATGTATCATATATTAATACAAATCATAAAAGAGATTTTATACACGTAGATGATATTATTAGTGCAATTGATATATTAATGATAGAAAATGTAAAAGGTGTATTAGATATAGGCACAGGTCATACTCACGACTTGGTAGATATTGTTGATTACTTTAAGATTGATTGCGAAAGACGTATGGGTGGTGAAAACGAAAGACTGGATAATACAGCTGATACAACTACCCTAAATAGATTAGGGTGGAAACCTAAAGTAAATTTATATAACTATATAAAGGAAATGAGAAATGTTAACTGAAGTAAATTTAAAAGAACACTTGATTAAAGCATACTTTGTCAATGAAGAAAGAACCGTTATAGAAGTATTATATACTTCAAAAGATTTCAAAGAAACTCATAGTCATATTGTTGAATATGACGTTAATCATCCTGATTGTCAAGCATTATTGAAAATTATAAATTTAGATGATTTGCACGAGTCAACTTATCAACAGAAAAAAGAAGAACGTCAATTGTTTGAAGAAGAGGCCATTAAGATTGCTAAGAAGAGTGGTATGGTCTTTGATATGAATAGAATAGATACTAAATTTTATCCTTTATTGGTAAAATCTATTTTTGACGAACCCGAAAATGAAGACCACTTGTTTGCATTAAAACTGTCATTATTTGAAGTAGAAAAAATCAGAGATTCTAAAAATGATGAATTAAAAAAGAAGTTAAGACAATCTAAAACAAAATCAGATTGTTTATTAAATGCTTTAACTATTGTTCAAGAAAATAGTTAGACCACCAACCAGTCCAACCTTTTTCCATAAGGTGTTGCATTTGGCCTAGAGTTACCATACTAAAGTTTTCTGGTTTTTTATAAGGGTGGTCTTTTATTGACGGACAAAATTTGTTAAAAGTTTGATATTCAATCTCACGATAATAAAACTCATCACTACCTTTATTATATACTTTTAAATATTCTTTATCATTTGCTTTAAATTTTTTCCATATGTGAGACACGTCACCTGTCCAAGATACAACAGACGAATTTAAAGGTGTATGTGCTGGCTCTCTCCACCAACTATCATCTAATAATGTAAAATGATGTCTTCTTAAATCGGGCAACTTATCATATATTACCATATCTAAATCAAAATATATATTTTGACCATCTTTAAATTTATTATACATTTGAAGTTTGTTATACCAATTGCCATAAAGGTCTTTAGTAATCACTTCAAACTTATCATATTTAATACCTGAATAGGTGTCAATCATATGTTTTAGATTCTTGACGTGCCAATCTGTATAATAATCACCAAACTTACAACATATTATTCTCATTTAATTTCAGTAACCTTAATGTTCCTATTTCTAAATGAGTTAATTTTAAATTCTGCCTTTTCTGGTATTTCGTGCCAATTGCCATATGGGTCTTCTAAAGATTGACCAGCATTTTCCTTTATATCAATAATTTTTGCTTTTCTCATTTTCATACCACCTTTAATCTGACTGGTACTAACTTCTTGGTCTGTTAAACTTATTTTACTACCATTAGCTGCACCTATCATTAGTTCAGTTTCTTCGGACTCCCAACGTTCTAATTTCTCATTAGGATAACCTATACCAATACCATATGCTAATTTCTTTTTACCTGATTTTACATCTTCAAGTATATTCAATTTCCTTTCCCAAAAATCATTGCCATCTAAATCATTCATATTTTTATTACAACCAGTTGAAAATCCCATTTTAGCAGCTGCTCTCATAACTAAACCCATTGACATACCAATACTAATATAAGCATTATGCCATCTTTCAGGATGAGTGTTTAGTTTTAATGTTCCGTCAGCGTTACAATTTAATTGTGATGATGGTTCTTTTGCAACATAGATTATATAAATGTTGGCATTTGCTTGTGAGTTTCTCCAATTAGATGGTGGTGTTCTTCTATGAGTATTGCCCCAAGTATATCTTGAAAGTTCTTGTATTACTTTTCTATCAGCAGTCCAATATACGTCATAATATCCTTCGTGTTGTTTACTAGGTGAGTTTTCAGCAATATATAAAAGTTCTTCTACCATTTCTTTATGAGTAGGGTGTTCAATATTAAATTTAGTATAGTCCCAATTTCTTTGACACTTTTGAATTTTTGATAGGACTTCTCTTTCTTTGTCCCAATCATAGAACATTCCTATTATTCTTCTAGCTCTTTCTTCTCGTTCACTCATACCAATTATCCTTTATCCATTGTTCATTACTTTCGTGTATAGTTTTACCTGGTCCGGCAAAGTTTACAACTTTAATATATTTATGAGTATCGCCCATAATCATATAATCAGCTTTGAATTTATTACAATACATTTTTTGTAAATCTAAATTTTTCTTATAATCATAATCATATAGACCTAACCATTCACCAGGCACCGTACTGACCTTTATATCTTTGTCTAACATACATTGATAAACATAATTTTGTTCACCATAATATTTTACGTGAACATCACCTTTATTGTAGTAGAATAATTGCCAAAATTCAGGATTACTAATAAATCTATCCCATACAAATTTCAATCTACCTGATTTAAACTTATAAAAACTACCATTAATAGGTATATCGTGATAATCAGTATTCCACCAAGAATCATAGGTAACTAATTGATTAGCTTTAACAGGATAGTTTAACAATTTGTCAATGTTGCCAACTATGACTTGGTCAATATCCATAATTATAATATCATCATCTGGTTCTTGATATGCAAAATTAGGACTAAAAAACTTTAACTTATGCCAATGTTTTTTAATTGAGTTATGTTTTAGTGGTAATACTAAATCAGCCTCAACATCTGTATCACTTAAACATATAAACTCAAAAGGCACCTTACTATTTCTTTTTAAACTTCTATATAATTTACTTACATAGTCTGGTGTGTAAATGCCGTCAAAATATACCGTACAAATTTTAAGCACTTATATTTCTCCAAACTATGTCAAATCTTTTATTGATTGCGTGAATTAGTTTTGTTTCTTCAGGTATAAACAACCAGTTATCAAAGAAGTAATGCCATTTATCATCAAGCCATTGTACTGGTACATCATTTTGTTTTAATTTGACACCAAATAGAGTTTCATTATCATAACCAAAGTAATCAACTATTTTTTTAGGAAAAATAGATGTATCAAATTTTAGTTGTGTCATCTTTATCATATCTTGGTCAAACTGATTAAAGTATGCTAATTTATATAAGTTTGATTTATTAATACCTATAATGCCTGTATTGATTACATCATTTTCGGTTTTCATTCCCATATCAAACAACATAGCTTGAGTGTTATAATACTTTGATGTAGGACTTCTAATTGTTTGTGTCGTTTCTGTTATCTGACTCATTCTTAATACTTTATCATTATTGTTTAAGACGGCCACACCCTTTGATAAATCCCACACCTCAAAAAAGTTTTCTTTTGTATTAGGCACAACATCAAAGTCGAGAAATAGTATCTCATCATACTTTGATGAAAACTTATATAGAAGAAATATTTTATAAAAGTTTATAATATTATAAGTGGTAAGAAAAGGATATTTACTTTTCATTTCATCATAGTAATCAAGATACTTATTGACCATAACAAAGTCAACACCAATACTATCGGCGTACTGTTGTTTACAATCAATTAATCTTTGGTAATTATCATTCATTTCTTTCTTGGTGTTTAAGTTTGTTTCAACATTATCTACAAACTGGTCGTCTGGCACCTCAACATATAAACTAAAGATTAATCTATTCATATTTACCAACTAGAAGAAATCTAGTACCTCTTTCGTCTA